AACTAAAAGCCTCAACTAGGCATGCATACAAAAGTCCGTTGGGAAATTGCAGACTTAAATATGTAGTAGGAACTGTACTCGATAATCCATCGGGTTTCAAGATATAATTTAATTGAATTGTATAGGTAGCATTTGGAGTTGGAGCCACAACTACTGTGTCTTCATCCCAATTACTATAATATTTAGGCACTCCTTGTGAATTTAAATTATTAAATTCAGACATAAAACTAGTGTCTCTATATTGTAAAAAATCCCTGTTATCAGCAGCACCTACCCCATCAGAATCTACGATTTGAGCAGATCTAATAACTAATAAATTGTCAGGAGTGTCTATAAATCTTGTCCCGGCTATTAGCTGAGCAGTCACATATCTCCTATTATTGTCAGAATCTACATCTCTAAGAATTCTAAATTCTGCATCTTCGATAAAACCATTTACAATAGTATCAGTCAAAACTGTACTTGTAACTTCTGTATAGTCTCTAATTTTTTGAACTAATTCTGTATACGTCATGTTATACTTACCGTAACCTCTCCTACGTTTATTTGTGCTTCTCTTCTTCCATTTATAACAGATGGACTTTCAGGCACCATACTATTATTACTTAAATCTTGAAAGGCAAAATCTCCAGGTAAAGTTAAACTAGCTACCATGTTTCCTCCACCAATTTGATCAGATGGAAAACGTTGAGGTCTTGCTTGTTCTAATCCTTGTGGGTCCGCTACAAAAGGTTTTGGTTCTAACTGTGGTTGTTTTGGTTCGTACTCTGACATATGCACAAACGCACCATTCCATTCTGTAACCATTTCTCTCCACGGAAATGCTTGACCGCTTCTATCTGATATTGCTAATGCGTATTTACCTTTTGCAAACTTTGACATACTACTCTACCTTTTTATTAACCATATTTAATCGTTCAGTTAATTTAATTATATCTGACATATCCATAGCGGATTGCAAAGATTTATATTCATCTATACGAATAGGTTGAAAACCTAATTCTTTTACAGCTCTTACATAATCTAAATAACCACCGGCTTCTAGTTTTATACGACCACCATCAGCTTCGCCTTTCCTCATCATTTCAGCTTTAGCATTCATCATGTCATCTAATTCTACGATAGCTTTATTATAAATTTCACTTTGTTGACGACCGCTTAAATCATAAAAGTCTTTACCGTAAATTGATTCAGCTAATTCATCTGCTATATCTTGTATTTTATCTTTGTCCATTATATCTCCGGGTAGTAAGTTTTAGGTGAAATATAAACACTTGCAGGTGATCCATCTTCTTGCAGTGCTCTTTGTATTTCATCTTCATAAATTAATTTCATCTCTTGTGTTCTTTGTGGTGCTTTCTTCATAGCCATGTAATAAGCTAAACCTGCACACATACATGGTACAAATCTATTAACTACATCGGCTTCATTAGTATATTTACCTGCATCTTGAATTCTTTTTACATAATAAAAATAAATAAAACTACCTGCTTGTGTATCTCCAGGTGTTAGATACAAAGTAATTGTAACTTTATCTATAAATCTTTGCACAAAGTATTGTGATGGTTGACCTGTAGAACTTTTGTTTGAAAAAGCTTGATATTGTGATCTGTTAATTTTTGAAAGAGGTGTGTCTACATCACTTGTATTTCTGAAACTTGCTTCAAGGATATCTGAAACCATGTCAACAAAGTTTGTAACTGCATCTCCAGATGAGTGTCCCGCAGCTGTAGTATCATCTGCTCCTCGACCAGATGCTTCACAAATTATATTATTTCCAGAAATAGAAGTGTAAATAATTACTTCAGAATTAATTCTAATCTTACCTGTAGAGTTCATGTTTTTTGTAGATGCCACAGGAATAGTCGTTGCAGCCGCTGAAATACCAGACGTTAAAGTCGTAGTTATTCCGTTTGCATTTCCGTCAGATGGTGATCTAAAAATTGTATATTCGTTTTGACCAGATGCAAGTGTGATTGCAGTTCTTGCTACTTCCCAAAAATGTAGACCTCTGTTGTCCCATTCTTGAAACATTATATTTAGAGAACGTCTAGCTGATCTTAGATCATTACCAGAGTAATCAAAGAATCCTAATCTTTCAAAGGATTCAGTTATAATATCATCGATCGAGAGAAATTTCTCGAATGTACTTGTGCCTGAAAAAGCCACGTAAACCTCCTACGAGTTATTTCCGCCACTATGAAACACAGTGATAGCTGTAATCTGTTCTGTAGTAAAAGCAGTGTTAAGATTAGTCTTAAATAAAATTGGTGTAGGAAAATTAATTGTCATGTCATGAACATGAGCAGCCTTATTTAATTTTACTTTAGACGTTGAGCCATCTTTAAGATCTAAAACACCAGCAGCTCCAGGACCAGATACATGTACTCCGTATACTCTAGTTCTACCAGTCTGAACAGTTTTAGTTTCAGTAGTTACGTTGCTCGCTACTCCATCTTGTGTTGATCCAAATGTTGTCATTTTTTCTCCTTAAAATTTTATGTGGGCCCGAAGGCCCACAAAATTATTTATTAGATGTTTCCTCTAAGCTCTGATGCATTTCTATTGTTTACACAATACCAATAATCAAAGTCAGTTGACTTAGTTCCAGAAGCATCTCCTGAAACTGAAGCTAAGAAACCTTGAAGCTCATCAGTTGGAATATTAGTTGTGTGGGTTGCTGCTAATATTCTATTTACATAAAACTCTACTTTACTAGTTCCATGTACTTTGAAACCAACTGTTACGTACGTAGCGTCAGTTAAAGTACCAGCGCCTGTAGTATAATTAGTTGTAGTTGTGCTAGACGAATCTGTAACAAATTGAATGTTTCCGATTCCATCAGCTGATTCAATAGAAATTCTATTAGCTGATGACCAACCTTCTGATCCAGATATACCTGTTACTACAAGACCTGCACCAAAGTTAGTTTGATCTACGTCTGCTGATTTTAATCTTGATTCAAACCAAATAGTTGAACCTGGATTAGTTACAGCACCTGTAGAATCAACAACTTCCGCTGCTGGTTGCCATGAAGTGCTTGCTGTTACAACACACGCTCCATTGTTATCAGTAGTAGCTTGGGAAGCAATTGTAAGGTTACCATTTAAGTCAACCGTACTTGTTGTTGCTGATGCTCCTCCATCTGCAAGAGATGTGTTCCAAGGTGGTTGTGCTAAAGATGCTCCAATAAAGTCATCATTAAAAACAACGTAGTTTGGGTTATGGTCTACGGGTAAATCCTTAAACCATCTTGTATTGTTAGATAATCCCGCAAACATTACCGGATTTCTAAAGTGTGTTCCTGCCATAATTGTATCCTCCTAGTTTTCCGAACATAGTCTCTAGGCCGTCCACTATACGGGTCTATGTTCTAAATAATTGTATAGTGAGTTTTTTATATACTAGTTTTTAATAGAGTGCAAGAGAGCCTGTAATGTGGAGTGGTTTTTTCCAACGATGTAGCTTTTTATTAAGTAGCTACAGAAACTTGTGGAGCAGCCTCTTCTATTTTATTAGCTAGATGCTCTTTTTGAGCTTCTGCCATTTTAATATGACTTAAAACTTCTCGAACTTGTCGGTCTATCTTAACCATATTGAGAGTATATCTACCCTCTTTAAGATGCTCTTGCTCCCACTGAAGATCCAGACCCCTCTTCTGTTTGTAGAGGTCGTTTAAGTGTTGCATCATCTTCTCCATTGATAACCTCCTCATAGGTTATTCTATTAATCTTGTCACTATAAGAGTTTCCAAGATTTTCCCAAACTATACTTTTTTCTCCCAACTTGTCAAGTATAGCTTTTTCTAGTGAGGCTGAGTTATCTTTACACTCAACAATAAATTTAGCGTGATGTTGATAAGCCCAGATATTTACTAGAATTTTAGCCATTATTCTTTCTATCTTTAAAATGAGGCGGGATTGTGGCCCGCCTCAAATTTTTTAAGTATTACGCACCTTCAACACCAAAGATACCTCTGTAGTCAGATACACCAAATCTGTATCTTTCTCTAGCTTTGTATCTTACGTTTCCAGTATCGAAATCACCTTCCATCGCTGTTCTGATTGGAGTTCTTTCGAAATACTTCATACCGTTAGGCACATCAGTGATAATGTAGAACGCATCCGTGTCAGTTAAAAAGTTATTAACTCTGTAACCTTGTGGAATCATTCCCATTGACGCGATTGCGTTAATGTCATTATCAGCAGTTGACGTTCTACCTTGAGACTTCATAAGTCTTTCAGCAGTGAATTGAAGTTCACTTGGAACGATCATTTTAACACCTCTTGCAGCAATTTTTAGACCTCTTTCGTCTGTCATTGCAGCAATATCGATTAATGATTGCTCTAATGAAGTTTCATTCAAGTCAGCTTGTACCGCTAACGTGTTTGATACAGTGCCCGCGATTGTTGGGTGAGCAGTGTTAAATAAAGAAACACCATCACCTGAATCAAAATTATTCGTAGTTGGTAAACCTTGAATAAGCGGATCCACTGATTTGATTTGTTTAGTATTCGCCATGGATCTAGCTAATGCTTTTGTATATCTAGACGCAAGTCTATCATACAAGTTGTCCTCGATCGCTTCTTCAGTGATCGCGAACGCTAGTGCAACAGTTTCCATAGTGTATCTAGCTGTGTAAGTTTCTTGAGCATTGTCAAAAACTACGCCAGAACCTTCCGGTTTAACTGCAGCATTTGCAAAACCAGATAACATAACTTCTTCTTCAAACGCTCTGTCTGAAGTTTCTGTTACGTATATCTCAGCATGC